TTAAGACTGCTTCTGCTGCTCTCGCCTGCGTGGCACTGGGTGCCGCCTTCGTGCCTGCAGCCAAAGCTGACGGTTTCTACGTGAACCCCGAGTACAACCTCGGCTTCGCTGGTAACCAGACCGCTGGTGGTGGTGCGATCGACGCCCACGTTGGTTACGAGGCTGGCCCCTGGTACATCCAAGGCGGCCCTCAAATCGTGTTCCCCGAGGGTGGCGAAACCGACTACAACTTCTCCGCCAAGACCGGTCTGAGCGCTGATGTCACCAAGGACGGCAAGCTCGGTATCTACACCGAAGTGAGCATGGCCACTGGCGACAAAAGCAACAGCTACGGCCTCAAGCTCGGCTCCAAGTACAAGTTCTGATCGAAAACATGGCCCGTTTCGGCGGGCCTTCGATCAACTCATCGTCACACGCAACTACCTGTCAGCTTTCTGGCGGGTGGTTGTTTTTCCATGTCTGACCAATCCCGACAACTGGGAGTACTGTTGGCCACCTGACTGGCTGGTGCCCTATGTGCAGGATGCCTTCGAGTTCCTTACAGTCGAGCCATACGCCAACGAAAAGGCAATCCTCAATGCGTTTCATCATTGATCTGATGGCTGTCACTGGGTTCATGCTCAGTGCATCAATGACCGCTGGTTTGATCATCTCCTACAGCCAGATGGATGAGATCATGCGCAACACCCTGGAGAGGGTCACTGATGGCATTGGCAACGAGATAGAAAAGAAGCTGCAGGACAAGATCGACAACGCAATGCCAAAGGTGCCTAGTGGAACCCCTGGTCCTTCCGTCTTTTAATCTTCCGGGGCCACTTGATCTGCCACGGATAGAGATAGCGGTGCCGGTGTTCCCTGCACCGTCGCATCCTGTTTTGATACCGCCAAGCGTTGAACCGAAGCCTCCGCCGGAACCTCCCAAAGCGGTAGATCCAGGTGCCCGTCAAGCGGTCGAGAAAGTTCAAGATCAAGTCAAGCAGCTAAACAACAACATCAAAGCGCAACAACAAACGCTTGATATGTTGCTGGAGCCGCCAGAGATTGAACAGGTTGACGCCAAAACGACAACGGTAAAAGTACCCGGCACACCGCTTGAGTTTGCGCTGCCTGCACCGGAAGTACTTACGGTTGCGACGGTGACGGCTGGGGCTGCCGCCGCTGCGTCAGTTGGGGCGACATTGGTGGCGCAGAATTTAGCGAAGCGGCTGAAGCCTGTTTTTCAGACTGTGTTGAAGAAGATTGCGAAGGCCCGAGGGAAAGACCCACTGACTTTCGGTAGACATCGATTGAAACTACGTCGGAACAGAGAGAAGCCAATTTAGCTTCAGGGTGAATCATGAAACCCTTTTCGTACAGCTCTGCGCAGCGCAAAGCTCGGACAAGGTGATAGTCAAGTTGTTCCTTGTCTAGTTTTTGCTGTTCCATCCGCAGGCGCTTACGTGCAAGCTCCTTACACATCTCAGTGATAGATCCGTCAAGCGGAATATTGATGCTCAGCTGCGCACCCATGTTTTGCATCCGGGTGTAGTCCTCTCCCGGTATTGGGTCAGCGTGTGCTTCAAGGTGAAACGGTGTGATCACCAAAGTTGAACCATTACAGGAATGGCCCGCCGAGAAGTGCTGCCGACTTGGTGCGCCGTTGTTGTTGAACTGCACCGACTGGTTGGTGTTGTTGCTGGTGGCCTGCGCTCTTGGAGCTGAGTTGTTGGTGGTTTCAGCAGCAGCAGGCCCTGCAATCGCTATTGCGAGAAGACACTGAGCGATGTGGTGGTGGAGTCGGTTTCGATGGTGCGATCGATGTCGATTTGCTCGATCAATGTGTCGGCCGTCCTTGTGGTGATCTCCAAAGTGAACGGATCGCCGTCTGTTACGAGGTCCCACGTTGTTGAAGAGTTGGTGATGTCGGCGGCGCTCGGAGCGACGTTTTCGCCTGAGTAGGTTTTTAGTTCAGATCCGTAAATCTGGTGCTGGATTGTCTCAGTGATCGTCTGAGTTGTGGTGGTCGTCGATTGCATTGAACCGGTTGACCACGTTGGCGTCACCGTTTGAGCTGTTGCTGGGGCGGCCGCTAACAGAACCGCAAGAGCTAGAAGTCTTTTCATTTTTGTGTAGTCCCTGCTTGAACTTTAGATTCGTCTTTCTTTTTGGCGTTGTTCCGGCCAACAGTCAGGCCATAGCTTGCAGCCATTGAAGAAAGCAGTGAGGCACTGAATGTCACATCAATGGACTGTTTGAACAGACCCATGTAATTGGCCGTGATGACGCCACAGGCCCAGATCATTAACCCAAGCCGAACAAGATGGCCCAAAAGACCATGTTTATCGTCATCATCATGAGCTGACGTTTGCGGTTGATCTGCCATGATGTCGCTGTTGAGGGGCGGCCAATGATGGAGATTTTGGCGGCCGTTACCGGCGCTTCAATTACGGTAGCGGCTGTGGGACTCGGGAACTATGGTCGCCGCGCTACAGAGAGTCGAGACGCTGTAATACGGCTGACTGCTGCGGTCGAAAACGTGGCCACACGCCTAAACATCCTTCATACGGATATGAAGAGCCGTGACGCTGAAGTGTTTAGCCGCTTACGTGATCTTGAAGCTGCTGTGGCACGGCTGGAAGGCCCTAAAAATCCGCACTAGAGTTGGAGTATCAGCTGACAAATGATGATTGCGCTCGTACGTCCTGTCTTGTTTGGCTTCCTGCAGTCCAATGCAGTCAAGAAGCTAATCATCGATTTACTGCGTGCTTTGGCCACTAAGACCGACAACACCGTCGATGACCGAATGGTTGATTTCATCGAGGCCAACCTGTTTACAGCACAGAAACCAGTCGCTGATGCTTGATTGGCTTGCTGCTGCAATGGTGAGGCTTGATTCCTTCTTCACTTACTTCACCGGCAACAGCCACCAGCTGGCTGCAATTCAGCAGTTGCAGGAAGACATGCCTCCTGAATTGCTGGACCACACAGCAACTTGGGTAGAGCTATGGAAGGCAGGTGGGAAGTACACCTATCTGCCTACTCCGTATTACCACCAGCTTGATCTGATTGACGGCATTGACAAGTGCGTCACCGCAGCCGTCGCAATGGTTGCTGGCCACTACGTCCTTGTCACATCGGGGCAGGAATATGACAAGGTGCGCAGCAAATTTGGCCCATCGCAGGAGCTTTGGGTCCATATCAAAGCGCTAGACAGCCTTGGCATGAAGGCTGAGATTATTTTTGACGGCACTGCAGATTTGATTGAGGCTGAGATCGACGCCGGTCGACCTGTTGCTGTTGGTTGGCTGCATAAAGGTGATATCAGCACTGGCCGTCCTGCCGAGGGATTTGGCCACTGGTCTGTGATTGTCGGCTACAACGAGCAGTACTTCATCGTTAATGACCCACGCGGCCGCTACAACCTCAAGACGGGTCAGCTTGAAACTGAAAGCGGGTTCAACGTCAGGTACGAGCGCGAAGACTTTTTGCATCGCTGGGAAGCAGACGGCCCTGGTACTGGCTGGGCTTTGCTCGTGGATGATCTGTCCCTGTAGCCTGGGAAAAGCCTTTCCCTGACTGCATGGTTCTGCCAGATCATGAGATCAAGCGACTCTGCGTTGAGCACGCGATGGTCGTTCCCTTTAACCAGGATCTGCTGAACCCTGCGTCAATCGACCTGCTGTTGGGCGATCACCTGATGATCGAGGACCCAATGAATATTGAACAGCGTCTGATCAGCATCAAGGGCTATAGCCAAGCCGATCCCTACTGGCTGCGGCCTGGTGAGTTTGCACTGGCGGAGACGCAAGAAACCTTCAACCTGCCCGACCACATTTCTGCACAGTTTGTACTGAAGAGCAGCCGGGCCAGGAGTGGTTACAGCCACATGCTTGCTGGCTGGTGCGATCCCGGTTGGCACGGTTCCAAGCTGACGCTGGAGCTGCAAAATGCACGCAGAATGCATGCGCTTCCGTTATACCCAGGATTGAAGATTGGCCAGATGATTTTCTTTGAAATGCAAAGTATGCCGATTATGTCGTATGCGCAGACGGGTCATTACAACAATGACACTCAGGTGTCGGCGTCCAAAATAGTCCCTTGAATTGATATAACCATTCCCAAATAATTACTTCACGGTGCAGTGTGTAAAACTCTTGCTGTCTATACCAAAGCGTCCATTCTGTTGATCCTTTGGTTCCATTGCACCGCAGGCATGCTGGGACTAGGTTTTCTATCACGGTTTGGCCGCCGCGATGTCTAGGAACAACGTGATCCAGTGACTCTGCGTGCTCTCCGCAATAGGCGCATTTGCAGCGAAAGGATTCGAAAATTCTTAACCTAAATCGCGTCCTTGTCTCTCTCTTGGTGATCAGACTTGTCTCGTCGATCCAAGAGCGCATAAGGACTCCGGTGCTTCTCGGATCTTAAAGACGCAGGGCTAGTAAAGCCAGGAAGAGATTCAGTGACTCCACCACCTTTTTCCGCCGATGCATGCGGCGCGGTATGGGTTTCGTTCGGCCTGAATGGGTGGTTTAGAGCTTGGTATATAAAGCAAAACACTGTTTTTTATTTGCCAGACTGTTTTGATTGCGAAAGTGTGGCAATAACTGCTGCCGAGGCTAGTTATGGAATGGCATCCCATCCAGCGCACAACTGAGAGCGAGTTCTCAGAAGCTGCCACACAAAAGATGCTTGAAGGCTGGCTCAAGCAGGGTGATATCAACGGCATCTACAACGCCGCATTGCTGCTCAACACCTGCTTGCATCAGCAGCGCATGATGACGAAATGGCTTGCCGGTGAAGCTGCCCGCAACATTGGCAAAGCCGAGCTTGAGGACGAGATCTTGCAGCAAGCGATCCTCAAGAGTGATCAGAACTGACCCGAGCAGTTAAGTGATCGCAGTAGATCTCAGCCTGCCATAGGTCGTCTGAATAACGACAATACCCGTTGGCACAGCTGCGATAAAGGATGTGAGGGCCGTCTTCCAGCACCTCGATCGTTGCGCCACTGTCCTTCGAGATTGTTGATGAAATCTTCCAGTTCCGGTAGATGCTCATCGGTCAGGTCCTGCTCTTCCTCATCTTCCTCGTCATCGGGCGTTGCTTCAATCACTTCAAGCAAACGCAAACCCCAAACCTTGAGATCAACGAGGCCCTCGCGGCAGAACATCAAGTTGTCGGACGGACTGTCGCCATTGCGCATGATTTCAGCGATGGCTTCATCAACCCACTCCTGGTGGGCGTTGCACATCCACAAGAGCAGCCGGACGTGGCCCTCCGTGAATTGCATGTCGGCGTTTGGTGCCATAACAGGAAGCCACCTACCTGAACGGTAGCGAGGTAATCCAAAATGCTTCCTCATGCACCCTTGACGTACTTTTGATAAAGGCCAGTAAACGTGTTGTGGAGCGGGTGATCAGGCTTGTCGCGCCCGTCCATGTTGTACAAAGCGTCTAACAGGTAAACGCGGTTCTCCATCGCAAAGGTGTCTTGCGCACCCGGCTTGTACGGATGCACTTCAAGGAAAAAGGCCACCGACTCTTCAAGGTCGGCCAGGTTGAATTTGATGGTCATGCTGGATCAAGCCTTCTGAGATGGAGGAACGATTTTGCGTCCTTTGCCGACTTCAACAATGGCGCATTCGGGGTGGCGGTTTTTGAGGATGCGAATGGCATCTTTTTTGTCAATAGCGCGGATGCAACCGCGCAAGCTCCGCTCGCCAGCAAGAAGTAATTCATAGTCGAACATCCGTGCGTTTTTTGCGACGCAGTACGAGATGCCTGGGCCGCGATTGGGTTCGTTCCATTCGGGAACAAGTTCAGGAAAGTTGGCCTTACTCATCCTTGGCCTTGTAGTACTTAGACATCAGGGTTTCGTTGCTGGCTGCGTAGAGATCAGCAATGGCATTGACGCGACGCGCATCCGCATCGGTGTAGCCACGCTCTTCAGCAGCACGCAGGTTCTTCAACATCAGTTGGAGTGCGTGGATTTGCTGCATTTCCTCTCGCATCGCAGCAACGAATTTGTCCCTGTCCATCAGAAGATCGTGTTGGCAGTAGCGCCGTCAGGCTTCTTGGCCCAGACCTTGCCGTTGATGTAACGGGTGCCGGTCTTGGACTCTGCATTCCAGCCAGAGACGGGGATCTTAACGACGGTGGTGCCGCCGTAGCCCTCTTCACCAGGCTGTGCAGTCAGCCACTCAGCCAGCTTCATGGCCTCGCTGAGTTCAATCTCGATGCTGCCGGTTTTGTCAGGACCGCGATCAGATTTTTTCTCTTTCACGTCAAACAACGTGAACTTGGCGTCAAACGCCGATTGGAAGTCACTCATGTTGAGACTCAAGAATTGCGTAGTGAGATTTGATGATCTCGTTGGCCAGGGATGACTCCGTGACCCGGTGCTCTGTGTCGTAGCGCTGGATGATCTCGCGCTGCATGGCCTCGTATGCCCTTGGGTCAAGAAGCACTTGCACCTTGTACTTGTTGCCCGCAGGAATAGCCATCACTGCTTCAGTGCCGGTTTGGCAGACAGCTCATCAATGCAGGATTGCAGCTGGTCAACTGTCATCTGCTTGAGTTTGGGGCCATCGCCATCAAGGTTCCATTTTGTTGCCTTGTCAGCGATCCAGCCAATCTGCGAGGTCTTGTCCAGTTTTTCCTGGATGAGATCCATGCACTTGGCGATCAGCCCGTCAGTGTCTACCGTTGTGGGTGCGGAGGAACCTCTGGGCGGTGCAGGCTGCCCTTTTTTCTTGCCTACAGGTTTCGACTGCTGAAGCTGCACTTCAGGTTGGGTTTCAACCTTCTGCTCAGCTGCTGCAACCTCTTCCCTGGCCCACAACTCAAAGCCAAGCGAGAAGAAAGCAGCTGCTGCGCTGCAGATGCCACGGCGGTGACTGTCTGCAAGATCGCGAGCGCTGATCTTTTCGTAGGCGATGGCGCTGTTGCGATTGTCCATCACGGCGTACGTCCACACCGGAGTGGTGTAACTGCCTTTTTCAAATTGAATGCAGAGATAACCGGTTCCGTTGGGAGCTTTGTGAACGTAGTCACCATTCTCAGTGGGAACCAGTTCAGGCAAGAAACCATTGCAGTGCTCGTTAAGCAGCTGCATGACCTTGGCCCAGGGCACGTAGTCCGCTGCGTAGGAGCCAGACCCCTTCTGCTTTACGTCAGAAAGGGTGATGACCCCCGCCAGATTTGGAAGTTCGGGGGTGCTCAGCATCAGGCCACGCTCGCTTCGATCTCTTGGATGCCTTGCTCAAGGATCTGACGCATGGCTGCAGAAGCGGGCAGGTTGTGTTGCTTTGCAGCGGCTTTGATGCGTGCGTAGAGATCAGGATCGATCTGCAACATCACGGTCTTGGTGGTGGTTGCTTTGGAGGTGAGAGAGATAGCCATGAGTAGCTATGTAGTACCCCAACACCATACCCCGATAATCCGAGTTGAGTTGAGTCTTAAAAAAATCAATTGAGACATGCCGAAAAAGCACCGAAAGTAACTTGACGGCACCTGAGGTAACCCGTAGCTTCTGGTCGCTTCAACGCACTTCATGGAACCTGAGGTAACCGCAAGTCCCGACTCCGCAATGGTCATCAAGCTCACTTTGGACGCTTTTACAGCCGAGAAACTTTTGTTAACAAAGCCCAGAACCCTTCCAGCAGCTACGTTTTGCGCCCTTTTAATTGAGCAAGCGCTTGACAAGCCCAGTACGCTGGCGGAGCGAACCGAAGGGAGCGAAGCCTCTACTTCTTCTTTATTAGATAATACTAATAAAGAAAAACAATCAATTAAAGCTGTTAGCGCTAAGAAAAAACGCGGTCGGCCTGCTTACAGCGAAGAATTCAAGGCCTTTTGGAACGTGTATCAATCTGCGTCTCATAAGGCAACTTCACAAAGCAAGAACAAGGCCTTTGAGCAGTGGAAGGTGGCCCTGCAGGAGGAATCACCGGAGAGGCTCTCAGAAGCCGCTAGGAGGGCTGTGGACGCCATCAACCGCGCCTTGACCAACGAGGAGTGGTGCGCACCCCTTCCAGACGCTTTCCGCTGGCTTCGGGACGAGCGCTACGCCGTCTTCCTTGAGAACCACCAGACCAGCGGCCCGCGTGTTATTGACGGCATCACCGTGATCGACTGATGAAGCTGTATCAACCTGAGTTCGCTGGGATGACCGTCTGGTCGGTCGCCGATCCCAAATCCAGCAAGGGCACTTACACGGCCACACGCGGCACCAGCCCGCCGCCTAACGCCTCCTATGGCCACCCCATCGGTCGTTACGACAGCGAGGGCAGCTACTGGACCTTCTGCCCCAACGTCGGCGTGGAGGATCCCAACAGCCCGCAGTCCTCGCGTTGGTGCAAGCACCCTGGCGCTGATGACGAGCGCCGCAAAGCCATCAAGGAGAAGGCCTGGGGCAACCTCAATTCAATGGGTTCCTACAAAGAGACTGAGTTTTGATGAAACGAACTTTTGAGATCACATCCGCCGTCAAGATCCTGCGCGACGGCATCGCTAAGGGTTACTGGACTCTTGAGGATCTAGACAGCCCTCCTCCTGGCACACAGATGAACTTTGCTGATTACAGGCGTTTCTGTGTAGCTCAGGGTTACGTGGGCAAGGATCCTGTCTACAAAAACCTTTTGCGAGAAGCTGAAAAGAATCAGGAGGATGATTTCATTTTGTGAGACTCGTTACTATCACGGAAAGCAATGGCGTGGCAGTGCCTTTGCAGCGACTTCCGCTAATTCAGCGAAACCCAGTAGGGCAGCCGCGCTACTACTGGAACGAGGCGCGTCCTGATCTGAAGTACAGCTCAATCACTTCAATCTTATCTGCGACTCAATCTGAGAATACGAAGTACGCACTTCGCAGGTGGAAGCAAAAGATCATCAGCGAAGGCGGTGATCCTGACGAGACTCGTGATCAGGCGGCCAAGCGTGGTTCTCAAATTCACGACTGGTTTGAGGCCTTTCTGCATCACAACGCTCCTGAGCCACCCGAGCACATTGCGCCCTGGTGTGAGCGCATAGCCGCGTCACCGCTTTGGAAGCACCTGGATCACGTTGTCTGCACTGAGCATCAGGTCTGCAGCGATGAAGGCGCTGTGCCCTTTGCGGGCACCTTGGACGCGCTCGTCAAGCTCAACGGTGAGTTTGTGCTGATGGATCTCAAGACCAAAGCTGAGAACAAAGCCAAGCCCACAAAGCAGATCAGCGATGAGGCCATGTGCCAGCTGCAGGCCTACAGGATCTGTCTTGCTGAGAACTACGGGATTCAGGTCGATCGCTTCCTGGCCCTGTACGCCTTCCCTGATCAGCCTGCTGTTCCCGTGGCAGCCAGTGGTGCAGAGCTAGAGCGGCATGAGTCGCATTGGACACAACGAATTCAGGCCTTCAGCCTTCTCAACCCGTAGTACTGCCGGTAGGATTAGATCACGAGGCACCCAATCGCCGCCTCGCCTCCGCTCATGAAAACCAAAGACTTTTACTTCCACCTCTCAAACACTGGGGTGCGTGATTTTGTCACCGCCTACAGCTTTGTCGACGCAAAAGCTCGCGTCTGGCGTCAGTACCCAGAGGATTACGAGCGCGTCGTTTGGGAAGACCCAACTGATCCTGTGCCAGATCAACCCGCAACTTCTCGCCTGTTCTTCTGACCAATGGACATGTATCAAAACAGCGCAGAGGATTTACTGCGCGAACTAGCTCACCTCAAGTCAAAAGAACGTCTTCTGCAAGACGACATCAAGGCCATCCAATCCCTCCTTTCTCATCACGCTGAAAACGGCGATCTTGATCACCTCAAGACGGAAGCATCCAGTACCTATCGGTTCGAGGAGGCCAACTTTGTTTATAGCCCTGGCCGCATTACTTGGAGCTACGACGGTTGTCCAGATGTCCAGGCTGCTGCTGAGAATCTCAAGGAGCTTCAGGGCACTGCGCAAGCTATTGGCCAAGCCGTTCGCAAACAAGGCAAACCGTTCTGGACAGTGCGATGACCTACGGAATCGGACCTGTTGAGCTGCTTGTCTATCACTCAAACAACCGGCTCCGCAAACCTGTTCGCCACATCAATCAAACTCAAGCACGCGCTGTTCTGGAGGAACTTGCAAAACTTCTCGATCGTTCGATGGCAGATGAAATTGATGCTCAGGTTGATGCTTACAGCATCATTAATACCATCAGGTTCCTCGCACGCACACCATCTGATTACTTCGAACTCCAGCCTTAAAGAATGCCATCGCCCAAGGTCTACAAAACAAATCGACGCAACTGCAAGATCTGCGGAAAGCATTTCCAAATTGTTCAGGAGCGACACAGAACTAGATACCGCTCAACCTGTTCCACTGCTTGTCAAAACAAACTCATTCGCATCAACTACAGACCTTGGACACCTAACGAGCTTCAAATCCTCCGTGATCTTGCTGAAACATTGCCCATCCAACAGTTGATCAATGCTTTCAATAAACACGCACGCAGCATTGGCCTAGAAAAGCGAACTGGGCACTCAATCAGATCAAAGCTCACAAAGCTTGGTTACTCACAGGATGTCAGGCATGGTGTTTACACCGCTGGCGTTATCGCTCGCACGCTTGACATCCCGTTTGGCACTGTCACCACTTGGTTTCGCTACGGCCTGGAGTTCTACCGCCTCAGAGATGACAAGCTGGCCACCAAATACATAACGGCGAAAAACCTGCGTGATTTCGCACGCAAGCGCCCTCAAAGCTTTGGTGGTTGTGACTTTGTTGATCTCTACCTTGTCCTTGAAGACAGGCAGCTGACTGAGTACATCGTCAAAACATTTCCCAAGCGTCCAGGCCGCATTTCACCACAAAGAGTGCGTTGCATTGAAACCAACCAAGTCTTCAATTCTTACGTTGAGGCTGGAAGGACGTTTTTCCTGACTCCAAGTTCCATTTACAAATCCGTCAAATTCGGTGAACCAGCAGCCGGTTACCACTTTGAGAAGATCCTCGTCTCGCAGGAGATGTCCCGCGTGCAACCACGGGTCAACCCAAGGTCTCGACAGCAACAACCAGTCTGACGGCACTCGCTACCGCCGCTTTCGTTGCAATTCCTGCTCACATCAATGGACCGTCTGGGAACTCAACGAAGACCAGATCAATTACTTCCGACTACTCAAAAAAATCATGCGGCACCAATGCACGAAATGCGAAGGAACCACGTTCTTTGTAAAAGAAACCTTTCCCTACACCCGCTACACCTTGCGTCAACTCAAGTGCAAGGAATGCGGAGCCAGCTTCTTCACCCGTGAATACATCATGGAAGAAGGCGAATACTGTTGGCAGATGGTGAAAGGCAAGTCAAAGCTGGTGCTCAGGAAATGAACAACTGCTACTCCTGGAAAACTGTCGGGATCCCTGCGCCGCAGGGCAGTAAAACCATCGGCCGCTATGGCCAGCTGATCGAAAGCAGCAAAGCGCTCAAGCCTTGGCGTCAGCTGATCGTTGACGATGCCAAAACCCTGCCGCTGGAGAAGCCGCTTGATACCCCTATCGGTGTCTCGTTGGTATTTCTGTTTCCCAGACCTAAGCGGCACTTCACGACCAATGGGCAGATCAAGGCCAATGCTCCGAAGTTCAAGACCACCCGGCCTGATCTCGACAAGTGCACCCGCGCTGTGCTGGATGCCCTCACGATCGGTGGTGTGATCAAGGATGACAGCTTGGTGTACAGCATCTCGGTCTACAAGCGCTACTGCGCTCGCAACGAGGACCCTGGGGTGCAGATCACTGTCATGGACAGCGAGGAACTGCCGTTCAAGTGAGTGCTATACTCCATATGCGATTGGGTCGCCCTGAGCTGAGGCTGTGGTCTCACCGGGGCGATTTTTTTATGCTGGTGTCACGCGGGGGGCAGCATGGAGATCACGATTGAGTTCGATGCAAAGGACATCGTTGGCAAGCTGACGGAGTTCGGCAAGGTGCAGCTGCCTACTGCTGCCAACAACGCTCTCAACCTCACCGCCTACCAGCTGCAGCAGACGTACCGGCAAGAAGCGCAGAAGGTTTTTAAGAACGTCAGCAAGTACACCTTGAGTGGCTTCCTGTACGAAAAATCGACGCCTGACACCCTGGAAGCGAGGGTCTTTATCAACCCGGACCCGCAGAAGGGCAACGCGAGGGCCGCTTACCTTGCACCTCACATCTACGGCGGACCTGCTTACAGAACCCGGTTCCAGCAGGCCTTGTCGAACACGCAAGACCCATCCCGTGCTGCGTTCGGTGGCTCCATACTCGCCCCCAATAGGGTCATGGTTCCAACCCAGTCCCCCCGTGGTGTGCGCTTCAACCAGCAGGGCAACATGAGTCCTGGGCAGTACACGCAGATCTTGTCCTACCTGCGAAACACCGACTCAACGGGCACAGCGCAAACCGGGCGAAGGCAGGCCAGGAAGGCTGGGATCAGCTACTTCTACATGAACCAGGCGATGGTGGATGAGCGCCGCAACCTGCGCAATCAAAAGCCCGGTATCTTCATGCGTCGTGGTGGCCGTTTGCCATTGATGCGTGTGATGAGCGAAGCGCCAGTGCCGCAGTTCAGCCCGACATTTAAGTTTCAGGAAATCGGGGAAGCGACTGCAAATTATTTGTTCCCACAATTTTTGGCGAAACAAAAATTTTTGTAAGTTCTTGCGGGCATTCGGTTATAGGCACCCCAAGTTCTTGCGAGGTGTCGGTTTAGGGGGCCAAGTTCTTGCGGGGTATCGGTTTAAGGCTGTACCGGAATCAGCCTGGTTTACTATTCTTTTCTCACACACGGTTGGCATTAGTAATACCCTCGCAATCGCAATTTGTAGGGTATTTGAATGCACATGCAATCACACATGCAAGCAATTAGAATTACTCACACATAAATGTGCAGGTACAAACAATTGCAATCAAATAAATGTAGACGTAATAACAAATAGCATCTACAAAATGTGCAAAATATAAAGAATAAACAATCAAGGGCATCCGGGACGCACCCGGCACCCGCCGCCCACGCGGCCCCCGCACCCTGCCCCTGGCCGTCCGTGCCCGTCAGCGGCCCACGCGGTCAAACCGGATCACCACGCCGCACGTTGTGCCAATAAATAACCGGCACAGCATTCGGCACGCTTTCGGCAGCGTTTCCCCCTTACCGGCAGGCCTACCGGCTATGCTCTCTATTAAGCGCGGCCCCAATCGCATTCCCCGCGCTTCCGCAATCAATGACCCTCTCTCTTATCTGGTGGGGGCTGCTGCCCCTGCTGCTGCTAGTCGCGGTGATCGACTGCCTGACCATGAGCCAGGCCCGCCGCGTCCGCATGCTCCGCCGCTCCGGCATGACCCAAGCCGCCATTGCTGACCGTCTGCAGATTTCCCGCTATCGCGTCCGCTTGGCCCTGGCCTGACCCTTCACCCTTCACCCTTCACCTAATCGCACCCATGAAACGTTTTATCCCTGGCGCCTTCTGTCTGACTGGCGCTGTCCTGCTGGCCCTGTGCGCCGGCAAGCAAGCTCAGCTCATGAGCGAGGCCCCCAGCTCCCGTGCTGCTGAGGCCGCCGCCGCCGCCGCTCCGTTCGTGTTTTTCGCCGGAACGTCCGTCGCCCTGCTGAGCGTTTCCGCCGCTTGTGTGGCCGATCGCTGGGAGGCCTGATCCGTGACCTATCCCCTAGATCTGCCCTTTTGGCTCGAGCGGGCCGAACTTGCCGAAGAGCAACGGCTGGCTTACATCGCCGCCAATGACCTCCCAGATGACTGGGAACCCGACCCCGAAGACGCTGCCCCCTGGTGGCGTGCTGACTGACCCCATCGCACCCCTGACCCGTGACCTTTCAACCTGACAGCCCATACGATCCCGCCGCTGATCTGGCAGCGCCTGATATCCGGGAAGACTTTGCCGGCCTTTGCTTTGAGCATGGATACGATCCGCAGGCCATGCTTGACCGTCTGTGCACTTGGCTCTCTGCTGACAAGTTGCGGGAGTTTATGGATGACCTCGCTATGGGTCGCATCTGACCCCATCGCCCGCAATTGCGCGGGCTTTTTATTTCCTACCCAATCGCACCTAAGGAAATGCTCCAAACTCTCCGCTTCCATCTCACCCGCACAAGCTCAAACGTAAAAACCGGCCCTATCCCGGTAAGCACAAGCAGCAAGGCGACTTGCCCGGCAACCTGCCCCTTTATGGGTAATGGCTGCTATGCCGCTAGCGGTCCGCTCGCGATCCATTGGCAAGCAATCACTAAAGGCGACCGTGGCACCCCCTTGGCTGACTTTCTGCAGGCGATCCGCTCACTGCCTGCCGGTCAGCTGTGGCGCCACAATCAAGCGGGCGACCTCCCGCACAGCGGGGGCAGAATCTCCCGCCGTTTCATTCGTGGCATCGTTGCCGCCAATCGGGGGCGCCGTGGGTTTACCTATACCCACCATGACCTCAGCAAGGGCGAGAACCTGCCCCTTCTCAGGTATGCCAATCGGAACGGATTCCGCGTCAATGTGTCGACTGAGAGCGAAGCGGCCGCCGACCGTGCCATCGCTGCCGGCCTGCCTGCCGTGATCGCCGTGCCATCGACCGAGACTCGCAAGACGTGGCACACACCCGCCGGGAATGCCGTCCTGGTTTGCCCTGCACAGCGGAGCGATACCAAGACTTGTGCCAACTGCCAACTATGCGAGAACCGGGGGCGCCGCGTGGTGATCGCCTTCCTGGCTCATGGCACGGGCAAGAAAAAGGCCAACGCTGCCATCGCTGCCGCCGCTCACTAGCCTGAGGCCAATCACACCACCCCACGGCCCCCAATACGGGGGCTTTTTTATTGCCTAGCTTTAGATCACGTTCAGCCCTACGGGGCCGCAGTCAGTCGCACAGGGAACGGGGTGCGATTCTGCCCTAGTGACCCATGGCACCCATTAACACCCTGGCCCTTGTGCGCCAGCAGCTGATCAAGCAGCAACGACTGAGCGAAGCACAGCGCATCGCTTCCAAGGCTTATAGGGGCGTCCCATACGCTCAGGCCCACCACACGGCCGCACAGCCTGCCGACCTGACCTACCGGGGGCAGACCTACCACTCACACCATTAAGCGCCTTGTGAGCGCTCCCAGGCCCCTGCCGCATGGTGGGGGCTTTTTAATGCCTGCTCACCACTGGCCCGAGCTGGCCTGCTGCTGCCCACGCTGTCCAGTTGTTATAAATAATAACTAACTAGTATTTGTTGCTAATAATTTGGTGTGCTTTGCAGTTTGTTTTATTGTTTATTGTTATTGCTGTGCAATAAATGTAGTTTGTAATTAATTGTGCTTGCAATTGCAATAGTTGGCAATTCTAATTGCCCAAATGTGTCGGCCAGGGCATCACCCAGCCGCAACATGTGGGTCCTTTCCGCGTGCTCGCGTGCGGGTAATTTCGAAC